CAATACAACCCATCAATTTATGATGATGCTTTTGGTGCATCTCTTAAAGTATTCGCTCCTACAGGCGATAATTCCAAGGAGATTAATTTAACACCTGAAACTGTAAAACCTGTAGAGAATGTATCTGTTGAACAAGTCTATAGACAAAAAGTCAATGGTGTTCCAACATATGATGCTATGCTTGTGTTTACAGAACCAAACGACATCAATTATGGATATTCACAAGTCTCGGTTCAGATTAAACGTGATGGTGTACTTGGTGATTGGAGAGTCTACGGTATCAGCCATGGTATCATGCCTGTGATTGGTCTTAAGAAAAATGATAAGGTTTACTTCAGGATTATACCATATGATTCTAAAGAGTTTCCACATGAAGAGTCTATGGTAACATACACTCATACGATTGTTCCTAAGGTTGGTAACCCATCTGCACCAGAGAATGTTGTGATTCGTTTTACTAAGGAAAATGCAACCATCTCATGGAAACGTGTGACAACAGCAGATATAGACCGATATGAAGTACGTTCGTCTGATTCTTTGTCTACAGATAATCTGTTGTTAATGACATCGGAAATCAGCGGAGAAATTGACTTAAGCCGAATTGGTCGGAATGGTACTGTTTGGGTCTATGCAGTTAACTCAGAGGAAGTCTATAGTGCTCCTACTAAGTATGGGTATAATCTACCGAAACCAACCGCTCCATCTGTAACGATTAAATCATTCTTACAATCCTTTAGAGTAAACTACAATGCGATTCCAAAAGGTTGCGAAGCCGTTGTTCGTATTGACGGTACAGACTACAGAACTAAAGAACCTTTGTTTGTATACAATAGCGATGGTGGTTTATATAACGTGTCTGTTGCTTTTGAAGATTACTTTGGACTTGGAGAATTTTCTCCTGAACAAACAATTCAAGTAAAAGCAACTATTGATGCAGAGATGCTCGATAGAGAAGCTCTTGGCTTAACTGCGATTGAAGATTTTGTTTCTAACATTAGCGATAAAGTGGATGGCATCAAAAATGATGTAACCGCAAATACAACCAAGATTTCAAACACAGAAAATACTTTACGGTCTGAAATCACACAGTCTAAAAATGGGATTTTAACTCAAGTTAACGCTATTGATGGTCGTGTGACACAAATGGTTCAGACTGTGGATGGCATCTCCTCAAGTGTACAAAAGAAGATTGACAATGCTAAAGCTGAGATGTCTTCTCAGTTGACACAAACTGCTAGTGCTATTCAACTAAAAGTTGAAGAAAACTTGACAGGCGACAAGCTAGTGTCGAAAATTAATTTGTCTTCCGCAGGCACATTAATTGATGGTCGATTGTTGCACGTTACAGGCAAAGCCAAGTTTGACGACAATATTATCACCGATAAGATGTTACAAGCTAATGCAGTAACCGCTGACAAAATCAAAGCTGACTCCCTTAGTGCCATTAGTGCAAACCTAGGAAATGTCCATAGTGGTACAATCGTAAGTTCTACCATTAAGAATGACAATGGAACATTCTCTGTAGACCCAAATGGTAATATCCATGGTGCGAACATCACAGGCTCAACTATTAGTGCTGACTCGATTATAAACGCTGGATTTAAAGTCAAGAATATTGACTATGCGATTCTTACTGTGGCTCACGGTCAAGATGTTCCACCGATTGGCAACTATAGCGTTAGTGAGTGTACTTTTGTACCGATTGGGTATAACTTTACGGAAAAACATTTAAGAGTCCAAAGCTCAAGGGATGGTAGACGAGAATGGGATAGACAATATAGCAGACTAATTAGTAACTGTACCGTCTATCTTCAAGGGAATCAACCAAATAACAATGACAATGGTTTTATTGTTGGCTTACAAGGTAGAAAAGCTGTATGCCAAAGTAAATATGCCATAAGATATACAGGCGGTGGGAACGATGGTAATGACTGGGTAAACAATTTTCTTGCCTTTGGCGTTCTATATGTTCTTGTGATTGGCAAGAAAGGGTAAAACATATGTTTTATATATTCGATAATAATACTGGTTTATGCGTGTGTTCTTCACCCATTGAGGTTCATATAGATGGAACAACAGCTATTGAAACCGAACAGTTCTACAACACATGGGAAATTCAGTTGGTAAACGGCGAGATTAAACCCTATGTGATTGAAACACCTGAGATTAATCCTGTAGAACCATCAGACAACACAGGTGGTTCTTCTCAGGCATTAATCTTCAGGATTAAGCATGGGGATGCCGTTTATACGGAAGAATACCCAAGTTCTAAATATAGAGCAACAATCGTATCATTTCAAATGGCAGACGACAGATTTAATTCTCCAAATGTTGGTGCGATTGTTAAAGCTCCAGAGTTTCCATTGTATCGTGGCTCTGATTATCTTGTTGGTATTAACTCAGATGGTA